AGTCGGTCTTAATAAAACTCTTCTAAGTTATTATTATTATTACTCTTTTTATTTTTAGGATACCTATTGGGATTCTAATGTTTATAGTGTATAATAGTACTATGCAAGATTTAAATAATAACTATATAGAGTCTTATATAGCACTTCAAGGGCTATTGACCGAACAAGTTAACACTCAGTGTAACGAGGACTTCCTATCTTTTGTAAGATTAATGGCTCCTACGCTTGTATCTGGCTTTAAGATGGGTCGTCACATAGAAGTAATAGCTGATAAGCTCCAGAAAGTAGAAGCAGGAGAGATAAAAAGACTGATGGTCTTTCTTCCTCCCAGATCTTCCAAGTCTTTGATCTGTTCAAAGTTATTCCCAGCGTGGTATATAGGAAAAAATCCTGAAGATGAGGTCTTAACCATATCTCATTCGGATCAACTAGCCAGTGACTTCGGTCGGTCTGTCCGAGATCTGGTAAATATGGAAGAGTTTCAAAAGATATTCCGGGGTGTGTCTCTCCGCACGGATGTGCGGGCTGCTGGTAAGTGGAAGACAAATCAAAATGGTACTTACTACGCTGCCGGAGTCCGCTCTCAGATTGCTGGACGGGGTGCTCACGTAGCTATACTAGATGATGCGATGTCAGAGGAAGATGCTATCTCCTCTGCTGGTCGAAGGTTCATCAAGGAATGGTATCCAGCAGGACTCAGAACACGTATTATGCCTGGAGGGTCAATCGTCATAATCAATACCCGGTATCACTACGATGATCTGTGTGGGTGGCTTCTTAAACAACAAGAGGATATGTCGGACTATGAAATTATCCCCTGGGATGTTGTTCGTATACCAGCCTGGATAGATGAGGAGTCTTCCGACTTACTCGATCTTCCGATTGGGACAAGCTACTTTCCCGAATGGAAATCTGATGCAATACTTCGGATAGACGAGAATGAGATCAAGGCAAGCAATGGGGCCAGATACTGGAATGCGCTCTATATGCAAGATCCGACTCCAGAGGAGGGTGGTCTTATAAAGAAAAAGTGGCTCCAGAACTGGGATGAAGCAGAGCCACCGGAGTGCGACTTTATCATTCAGACATTTGACACGGCCTTCTCCACCCGAACTACGGCTGACTTCAGTGTCATACAAACATGGGGTATCTTCTACCAGTATAATCAGGACGGGAAGGGCTATGAAGACTTTGCCTCGCATCTGATTTTACTGGGAAATATTAGAGGCCGCTTTGAATATCCTGAATTACGCCGAATGGCTCAGAAACTCTACGATCAACATCGTCCTGATGTATGTATAGTAGAGAAGAAAGCTAGTGGTCAATCACTTATACAGGATATGAGACGAGCAGGACTTCCAGTGATGGAGTATCTCCCCGACCGAGATAAGGTATCCAGAGTTTACGCATCTACTCCTATAATGGAAGCGGGCCGTCTCTGGATACCCAAAGGTAAGAAATGGGCAGACGATCTCATAGAGGAATTAATCCGGTTTCCAAATGCAGCTCATGATGATCAGGTGGATGCCCTCACAATGGCGGTTAATTATATGAAAGAATCGTGGCATCTTGGACATCCTGATGATCCTGAGTACGATGAAAGGCCCAGAGAAAAGGCTCCCACATACTGGAATGTATAAAAATTTGCGAAACTGGAAAAGATGTGATATAATAGTAGTACGACCAAGAAGGGGAATTATTAAGATATGACTGAATTATTTAATCTGGCAGCGTGTAAAGCATTACATATGTTCCAGCCAAGCCCACCTAAAATTTCAATTGGAATAGAGATTAGTCAACCTCCTATGGATGGTGGTCTATCTTCTATTCAGGAAAGTATGAATATCGGGGGAGAGCCGCACCGGCTTTCCTATATCAATTCTGATGAAGCTTCTCTCCTACGACAACTAGGTGGTAGTGGTCAACCTGTTAATGGTGTTCCTGCTTATGCTATGGATGCAGATATAGGATCAGGTTGGGATGGTTCTATGGATGTAGGTAGTACTTCGGATTTCGGTGGTGGTGCTAAAGGATGGTCTGCCCAAGAGAAAGCCGATGCTCAAGCTTCACAAGATCGTGCTGATGCCGAGAGGGGAGGTCATGGTAGAGGTGATTTCGATTGGATGGGTTATGGATGGACTAAAGGTATACCTGATTGGCAAGGAAAAACTTGGGGTGTACAAGATCCAACTGGAAAATCTCTCCACGATCGAAGTTGGAGTGAGGAACTTGTAGAAGAGGCTACTACAAATCCGTGGGGTATCTTAGAGACTGTGCTCGGATTCCTAGCAAACCCCCAATTGGGTGCAATGCAAGGTCTATTCTCTCTCGGAAAAGTTGCTGCCAAAACTATCGGGGAGGACTGGTCAGCTAGAACTGCTCTACAAGAGACAATAGATAACCCCGATGTTTCACCAGCGTCTCGAAGCGCTGCTCAAGCCGCTCTGGATCAGATGAATCAATGGCAGACGCAAGCCCCCACTGACTACAGTGAAACTGAAGGTGATCGTATACTTGAAGAGCGTCTCAAAGCAGAAGTACCTTGTGCGCCTGGGGAAAGGGGGTGGCCCGAATGTGAAGCAGACGTAGAAGAACCATCTGCAATGTCAAAATATTTTAAAACTAAGTCTAAGGATAAGGATGATGATCCTTACAAAGGTTTCGAAAAAATTCTTAGAGATATATACGGAGAAGATTGGCGAGCAATACTTGCAGAGATGAGGAAACGGGGTAATACTTAATGGCAACAGAACGTAATCCATTCGAGTCAATGTCTCAAGAAGTTAGTAATATTATACCTATGCCTGAGATAGAGAATACTGCGAATGCTCTGAATCTGTGGAAATGGAAGCCTCTGAAGATATAGCTGAATGGTACGAGAATATATCAGAATCTCTGGAAGAAGAAGATCTGGCAAGTATAGTTAATACTGTTATAGATAATTTTGAAGCTGATAAAGAATCCCGTGCGGAATGGGAGTCTATGTTTGAGCGAGGCTTCGATTTATTAGGTTTGAAGCTTGAGCATGGAACGGAACCATTCGAGGGTGCTTGCACAGCAGTACATCCTCTCCTGATTGAGTCAGCAGTCAAGTTCCAGTCTAAAGCCTCAGGAGAACTCTTTCCTACAAATGGTCCGGTCAAGTCTCGAATATTTGGTAAGTCAACCCCGGAGAAAGAGTTGCAAGCCAATCGTGTTCAGAACTTTATGAACTATCAGCTCACAGAGCAGATGCCGGAATACTTCGATGAATTTGAAAGGATGTTATTCCATCTACCCTTGATTGGGTCTTCCTTCAAGAAGCTGTACTATGATGCAACTATTAAACGTCCTAAATCAGAATTTATTCCCATCGATCAGTTCTATGTATCTTACTATGCAACTGATCTGGGTAATGCAGATCGTTACACTCATGTTATTTATCGGAGTCCTGTGGAGCTAGCCCGTGATATTCGGGTAGGTGTCTATCAAGATATAGACCTTCCCACTCCCTCTGTGGGTAATATGTCAGCTTTCTCCGAGAAGATGGACACTATTATTGGATTGTCTCCCTCCTCGGATAATGATCCTCAATATATTTTACTCGAACAACACTGTTATCTCAGTCTTGAAGATGAAGATGAAGATGAAGAGGCACTTCCGTACATTGTAACTGTAGAACAACAGTCCCGGCAAGTGCTTAGTATTCGTAGGAATTATAAGCAAGATGATCCGAACAAAGAAAAAATAAGCCACTTTGTGCATTATAGATTTGTTCCGGGCTTTGGTTTCTACGGTCTGGGCCTTATTCATTTTCTGGGTAACTTGACAATGAGTGCAACAGCAGCTATGCGTTCCTTGATAGATGCTGGTCAGTTTGCCAATTTACCCGGAGGGTTTAAGGCCAAGGGAGTGCGGATAGTTGGTGACAACAGTCCTATCTCTCCCGGCGAGTTCAAGGAGGTTGAGGCAACTGGTATAGATTTATCAAAGGCTATTGTTCCCCTTCCTTACAAAGAGCCTTCC